CTAAAGATTAACGAATACGAAATACTATTAGTAAAGGAGTTTGCAGCGCTGTGAGATATAGAAAGAAATAAATGTAAGGAAGATCCAAAAGGAACAAAGAGGTTAAGAGCTTGAAGAGAATTTAAATATATATGGTTGTTTTGTGACTGGAAAAGTCCATATCAACAATACTTAGAGAGACAAAAGCATGATGCAGCTATGGAAGATTCTGGATTAACTCAAGAAGAATGAGACGATCCAGTCTTCCATGCAGCAGTTAGAAAATACATGGAAATCAAAGATTCTTCTAGAATACTTAGCCTTATAAAAACAGCGTATCGAACTCTTGAAAAAATGAGAGTATCTTTAGATAATATAGACCTTGAAGAGAGAGATAATAATAGTAAACCTATCTTTAAGGCAAAAGATGTATTAGCCGATATTGCTAGTATTGGAGTTATGGCAGATAAATTAAAAGAACTTGAGCTTAATTATAAAAAAGATCAAATGCAATCCAATGCTAAAAATAGAGGGGATGTAAAACCTGGATTTATGGATAGTTAAGTATGGTAAAGACAATTAAATCTTCAATGTCTCAAGCACGTAAAAAAATGCTTGAACAGATAAAAAATAAAGAAGAATCAGAAGTTAAAAGAAAGAAAACTGCTAAAGAGAAATATAAAGAACTTAGAGAATCAATAAAAGAACCTGAACCAACTCCTCAATCTTTTTCAGATAAATTTGAAGAAGAATTAAAAAAGCAATTACAAGAAATGCTTGGAGATCAGAAAAAAGATACTACAGAACAATTTGAGTATACTGCAACTGATTTTTATAAAAAGAGAGATGGTTTGTGAGATGTGGCGGTCACCGAAGACGTACTTTACTTTGATCCAGAATTATCATATGAATTAACTGGATACCGCCCAATTAATGAAACTCAAGGTTTAGATTTTGATCCTACTCCTTTTAATGAACTAGCTCAAATTTATGATAGAACTGGATCATATACTGAATATCCTGCAGATTCAAAGCCTTATAATGATTTCTGAAGAGAACAATATAAACGTTGTACTGAAGGTTATACAGTTGGTAAATATAGAATTACAGGAGATCATTATTTCTTTTTAAATTTCTATAGAATGGAAGTTATTTCTGAAGGAGCTAGAGGTGGAGCTGGTCGTAATGAAAAGTTTCCTACATTTCTAGCTAAACAATATGAATTCTTTCATTATGTTGAAATGGCTGAAAGACTACATAAAGATGTAGCTATATTAAAAGCTCGTGGTATTGGACTATCTGAGATTGTTGCTTGTTTAGCAGTAAGACCTTATATAACTAATAGAGGTTATCGTTCTTTATTAACTTGTGCTGCAGAAGGTAAACTTACTCCTTTAAAAACTAAATGTTGAAAGCAGTTAAACTGATTAGACATGAATACTAATGGAGGTATGCGCCATTTACGGCAAAAAGTTAATAATGCAGATACTAAACGTGCATCTCAAGTTACTCCTGATGGAGTTGAATATGGTTGAATGTCAGAAATTGATTCAGTAATTGCTGATACATCTGATAAGATTCGTGGTGATCGTGTCGATAGATTAATCTATGAAGAAGCAGGATCTAATAAATATTTAACTAAAAGTTGGATTCAAGGTAATGCCCTTGTTGAGCTTGGTGGTTATCATTTTGGAACACGTATTGCTTTAGGTACAGGTGGTGATGATATGGCACTTGAAGGTTTATCAAACATTTTTGCAAAACCAGAAGGGTATAATGTACTTCCATATAAAAATTATGATACAGAAGATAGAAAGCCACAATTAACAGCTTTCTTTATTCCAGCTCATAAGTTTAGTTTACGAGAAGAATTTTTAGATACAAGAGGAGTTACACAATCTGAAGAATTTAAAAAGTTTTATGAGGAAGAACGTAAAAAATTAAGTGGCAAAGATCTACTTGATTATTGTGCAGAGCACTGTTTTATTCCAAATGAAGCATTATATAAACAGGGAGAAAATATCTTTGATTCAATCGCAATTGCAGATAGATTAACCCAAATTAGAATATTTAAAGCAGGATTAAAACCAGAGTATGTGTCATTATTATGAGATCGTTCTGGAGATACTCCTGATTTAACAAAAGTAAAAGTTGTAAGTAATCCAAATAGTAAAATTACTATATACGAAAGACCACTTCGAGATGAAGACGGTCTTGTATTAAAAAATCTATATGTTGCAGGAATAGACTCTATTGACCAAGGTTCTGGAGATTCTTCTACCTCAACAGATGTATCTGATTTTTGCATAGTTATTAAGAAACGGATATATGGATTACAAGAAGCGAAATATGTTGCGATTTATAAAGATCGTCCTCGAGATATTCGAGAAGCATATGATGTAGCAATGAAATTATTAGTATGATATAATTGTAAAGCACTACTAGAACATACTAAGATTAGTATTGTTACATATTTTAAAGAAAAAAAGAAAGATAGTCTATTTATGAAACGTCCTGCTTCAACTCTTGGAGATATGAAAAGAGGCAACTCACAAATGATTGGTGTACCAGCTACAGAAGCTATTATTAAGCATGGTCTTGAATTAATTAATAACTTCGTTAATGATTATTGTTATTCAATTGATATTGATGAAATGCTTGAACAATTGCTAAAATATTCTTGAGAAAATAAACGAAAGTTCGATATTATTGCAGCTATGGAAATGGCGGAAATTGCAGATGAAGAATTAATGAATATACGACCTGCTGCTCAAGATAAATTAGCAAAAGAATGAGAAAATATTGGATGGTTCACTAATGAAAAAGGCTATAAAGAATATGGAGTAATACCGCAAAAGAATGGAACTCGTTGATAAAGTATATGAAATAATTGAAAAGGCTATGTGTGCATATTACACTGGAGACTTTACATTAACTATAGATGGTAATCAATGGAAATTAAGTTTAGATTTGAATCAATGAAAAGCTCCATTAGTTTTAGTCTATGAAGGTGATGAAGAAGGTTTTTTCGAATTTCTTGAAAAAGAACTTAGAAACAGACAACTAGATAGAACAAAATATTATTCTGGAGAAATGACTACTCCAGGTGAAGGAAATCAATATATAGTATTAGAATATGGTGATAGAGAATGAAGTAAAGAAGATTAATGATGCGATAGGTAATCTTGTATATGATAAAGTTGCTATAAGAAAAGCTTATGGATATTATCATTGTCGTAGAGATGCAGATCAATTCAAACACCTAGAAGAAAATTACGGAATTGGGACTCCTACATCAGTTAGTTTTACACCATTAATTAAGAAACATATTGATGTATTAGT